TTATGCTTCAAGTTCAGCAAGTTCTGCTTGAAGTTTAGCAATCATTTCTTTCTTCTTCTCGATTGCTTTAAGTTTCTTCTTGTCCTGAGACTGCGCCGCAACAACGGCTTTCACTTCATCTTTCTCCAAGAACTCTTTAACCAGATTGCCAATTATGCTAGTAGGGGTAGCACCTTCAACGCCTTTACAATATGCGGTAAGTGCTTCATAATCCTTAACCGCAATTTTGATTTCGGGACGCTTTGTGCGGGGAGCGCCAGTAGTATTAGCCATAGAATTAACCTCCATAGAATTTAATTAAGTTCCTATAGCTAATACTATACCACTAACGCTTAATTGTCAATCATCAATTCACTTATTTTTCTAACTATTCTACTTCCTCTTGGATTAACTTAATGCTAGATTCTGCTTTATACATTCTATCAATTAAGTTGTTGTGCTTATCAACCTTTTTCTCCAACTATTCGACGCGATATTTTATAAGATTGTTGCTTATAACAGCAGATAAAACGCCGCTGCCGATAGTTCCAGCCAATGTAATAAGCGCCACTATAATTGTTTCCATATCTTTTTCTCCTTTTGGGGTTATTCTGTAAATTCTATGAACTCCTCTAACTCCATTAAATCTAAAGCAGACATATTCACCTTCTCAGAAAGACTAACCTTCACCTTTTGGAAATCAGCAAGTTCTACTTCTGTTTGAAGTAGTGCTTCAAGTTCTTTATCCTGATTGTCTGCCAATTCACAAATTCTATCGCGGTTTTCATCAAAGTAACCCAAGTGTTCATTCATAATCTTAATCAACTTGTATGTCTCATAAGCTGTTTTCAATGATAAATCCTATGAAGCCATTTTTCTTAATGCCGCAACAGAATTTACAATTTTACCTAATGTAATTTTCATAACTATAATCTCCTTGTCTGTTTATTATGCGTGTGTTGCTTTCCTACCATTGATAGCAAGTTCATTAGAAGAATAGCAAGTAAGTTTCACTGTGTTATATCCGCTCTTTAGCCATAAAGCATAAGCATATACATTGTTCCAATAGTAAGAAGATGAACCTAAATCATAAGTAGCATTTCTGGAAGGTGTGATTGTTGTATAGCTACCAGAGCTACTGGAACCGCCTATTGTTGTTGTGCCAACTTTAATAGTCGTTGCGCTACCAGCCGTAATATAACAGGTTGAAGAAAGATACAACTTTGTAATATAAGCCGTTCCCCAATAGGTTGAAGAAGCACCTAATGAGTAACTACTTGTCTATGGTTTGAATGTTGTTCCCGATAATTCAACATAGTTCAATCCACTTGAAATCTTGCTGATAGCGTTACTACTTCCTGATATTTTTGTATCGTTAATATAAAAATTCTTACTGGCATCCATCGTAATATAGCCGCCGCCACCGCCTAAATACAGTTTTGTTATATATGCTTCTTTAAATCCCTAGCTTGTGCTTGTTCCAAGTTTCCAATTTCCATCAGTTGATATTTGCTTATTTGTTATGTTGATAGTCATAACCGAACTACCAATAGTTCTAAAATACAATGAACCTGTTTCAACCCAAATATAATCAGTTTGTTTCGCGCTAGTATCTCCGCCGATATACATATATCCACTAGCGCTAGTAAGAATCATTTTATTATCATCATTATAGACATTTCTTACTTTTAAACTTGTTAAGTCAATTCTATCAGCAGAAATCGTGCCTGTTGTGATTCTACCGCCATCTATAGTAGTTGTCCCACCTGATTTTAAAGAATTGATTGTAACATATCCTGATAAATCAATATTTGAAGATACAAGGGAAATTGTTCTATCTGTTAATGTAAAATTACTAGAACTACTTCCGCTTTTTATTAACCAGTCTATTTTTCCAGCAGTCTAGGTTAAAGAAGAAATGTTTCCCTCTGCGGTTGTAATTCTTGTGCTAAAGCTGTTCGCAGTCTATTTTGCTTCACTAGCTGTAGTGGCTGCGCCGTTCGCAGTTTCTTCTGCTTCTGTTATTCTTGTGCTAAAGCTATTCGCCGTCTGCTTTGCTTCACTGGCAGTTGTCTTAGCACTATTTGCGGTTTTTTCAACCTCTGTAATCTTAGTGCTAAAGCTGTTTGCGGTTTGCTTCGCTTCACTCGCCATTGTTTTAGCTTCATCGGCTGTTCCCTCTGCTACTTCAACTCTTGTAGTAATGCTATCAACCGTCTATTCAACTGTGCTAACACGGCTCTTTAAGGTAGTAACTTCGCCATCAAGATTATTCAAAGTAGTTTCTACGGAACTTACTTTAGAAGTTAATCCTTGCGCGGTTTGCTTTACTTCACTTACATCTGTTGTAATTGTCGCAATCTGTTCTTTGATTTCGTCTTGTTCATCGGTAAGAGTTTTCATTGAACCCCTTACTTCCGTAAGTGTTGATTTCGTTTCATCTACAGTTCTAACTAATTCATTCGTTTTATTATTCAATGCCGTAATCGCGCTATTTACTTCTGTCTTTTGGGTATCTCTGCGTTTATTACCAACACATTCAAATTCACATCCAGAAGGCTTAATAGATTTCTTCATTATGTAGCAAGGAATATTATTTACTTTGATAATATCACCGCAGTTAATATCAAAATCTTTAAGCGTGCTGAATTTCATTGGAGTATAAGTAATTGTCTTTAATTCAGCCAATAGAGAAGAAGCAATAGAAGTAATTGTAGATTGCTTTTCATTTGTGAAGAACAGCGGATTTTCGGTAATTACATAAGCATTATCGCCTGTGCCGACTACATAACCAATATCATCAAATGTGCTTTGTATCTACACTTTGTCTATTGGTTCTGTTGTATAATCTGAAAGAGTTAATTTCACATACTTGCTATTATCTATTGTTGTTGCGGTTTCCGTGTATCTCTTATAGATAATGTCTTTCTATCCAGAAGTATCAGCCATAAAATTCACATTTGCTATCTGCGCAATATATTCTAAAATCTAACGATATGTTATATTGCGTGTCATAAAATTATTATAGACTGTATAATTACCTCTGTATGTATTGGTTAATGCGGTAATGCTTAATCCCAGCTTGTTTCCCATACTACTAAGCATATTTGCCAATGTAATAGGATATTTTAAAGTCGAAACCCAAGCATCCGCAGAAGTATCTAATTTCTTGATACAGTCATAAGCGGTAAGAGTTGCTTTCTTGCCGTTCTTTGTTATATCTGTAACTGTGTATGTGCCTTTATAAGCATAATCGGTTTCGCCGCTCATTTCACAATACCAATCAAAAGCCTAATCAATATATGTTTCTGCTTCATTATTTGTATTGTCGATAGAGAATTTAATAGAAGCTGCGGCAACCACGCCATACACAAAATCATTTCCTGTTATTACTTCCTATTGGAATGTTACGCCGCCATACAAATTAGCATCCAATAGTGTAAGATTAAGAGAATTACTAATTAACTTATTCTTCATTAACCTTCACCGCCTACTTCGATAGCGTTAAAACTAACCCCTTGCCATAAACCATTATACAAAACGCCGCTATAGCAATCTGCGGAACTATTGGAAGTGTAAGCGGTAATGGTATTCTAACCGCCTGTAAGTGGGTCAAAATATGTAAGGCTATATTCCTATCCCTGAACCAATGCCAAGAGTGAAGAAGCAGTAGAAGCGTCACAAGGCGGTAATTGAATTTGAACTTTTCTAATGCGGCGTAGCACCCAGTTAATGTGCATCACACCATCATCAGTTCTTCCGCTATCTTCGGCTGCTAAACTTTCAAGATTAACTTTCAAACTCTAAACAGCGAATCTACTTCCACCGATAGAAATATATCCATTTGAATTATTAGGCATTATTCTACCTCCTTTATTTTAAGGAGGGGTTAGAACCCCTCCTATGATTAAGCTAATAAGGGTTTGCCTGTTCTATTTCTATAATCGTCGTTCCCTCTTTTTGCGGATTGTGCTATAACATCATCCCCAATGGAAACATTCATATCAACATCATTGATAGCTGCTATCACTAATTGCGCCATCTGGTATAGAGCAGAAACAACTTCACCATTGCTTGCGTCAATGGTTTCTTTCAAGATACTTTGTGGCGTTACAATCTCAGGGTTATTATCAGCGCCAGCATATTCACCAACCATAGCTAAAGTAGGTGAAGTAAGAACGCCACCTTTAGCAAGGGTAGGAATCTAAGGTGCTGTTACTTCGGATAGGTTAAAGCCGATATGCTTACCACCAACAAGCGGAACCCAATCAGGAATATCAACGCTGATAGAGTTGATAGCACGAACAACTAGGTTAATACCAGCTACGACACCGCTTATCATACCGTTAATAACACCTATAATTAAATTAACAGGTGCTTTAACTAAATTAACCATCATTTCCCAAATTCCTTTGAATATATCCTTAATACCATTCCAAGCCTTTTCCCAATCACCGCTAAAAACGCCTGTGATAAATTCAATAATGCCTTTAAGCACATCCATACAGCCACCAATATAACCTGCTATATCGTCAACAAACTATGCTATCATCTATAATATATTTGCTACTACTGGCGCGATAATCTTTACTATCTCGCCAATTAAATTAGCGATTAAATCCCAAGTTCCTTTAATAGTTTCCCACAAATCGCCTAACAATGGTTTCAATGATTCTTCCCATAAAGGTTTTAAGTGTTCTTCCCATAAACCAACAAATGTTTCCTTGATACTTTCGACTATTGGTTTTAGGTTATTCTCATAGAAATCTATCATCCATTGCCTAAATTCTTCATTGGTGTTCCATAAATGAACCAGTGCTGCCACAACCAGCGCTATAGCCGCTATAATCAATGCAATCGGGTTAGCCGCCAAGATACCCCATAAAGCCTTAAATCCTTCTCCTGTGCCAACTACCAAGCCTTTAAGAGTGGTTAAAGGTGTTGTTGTCGCTCCAACCGCACCGACAACAGAACTAAAACCTTCCGACATAGCAGTTGTTATAGGCGAAATCGCAGTTCCAATAGAAGCAAAAGTAGAAGTGAATTTTCCAGCAAGTGTAGTTAAGCCTGTTGAAATCTTGCCGTCACCTGTAATATATCCTTCAATGAACGATAACTTGTCTATTAAGCCGCCATCAATGCTTTCATTCATTTCAGTAAACATCTTACCAATATCAAAAGCTACTTTGATACCTAAAACAGCAGTAAGCAAGGAAAGAACAGTGCTTATATCTTGTAAATCCATATTTACAACTACATCGGCTATACCTCTTAAAGCATCACCAATAGCAGTAAGAACACCTGAGAAAATACCCCAAGCGCTATCCGCAATATCAACTAAGATTAATGCTAACGGCTCTAAGCATTTTCCTAAGTTACCAGCAAATTCATTGATTGTGTCTTTGTTCTCAATAAACCAATCGCTCCACTTATTTAATTCTCCTTCTCCCCATTGTAACATTTCATCGAGTAAATCACCGACACCCTAAACAGCTTTACTCAATGCTTCATCATAGAAAGTTAGAAGCGCCGGAACAACTGCGTCAGTAATATTAGAACACAAATCTGTAAATGCTCTTGTAAGGCTGATAACATCATTTAGTAATCTACCAATGTCTAAATCATTTGCTACTTTAATAGCAAGTGAAATAACAAATGTTCCCCAGCCAGCAATGATATTTATAATATCTAAGCCGATTTGCTTTAAATCCGCTAATGCTTTTTCCTTATCAAAATTAAATTCTAACTTTGGAATAAGTGGTTTCCATTTATCGAGTATCTTCTATACTTCATCTAATAACTTTTGAATATTAGGTATTAATTCACTGGCTGCTTCATCAGTGCTGAAATCGGGGATTTCAAAACTACCACCGCCGCCACCGCCTGTATCATCACCAGAACCGCCGCTATTATCTTCATCTTTATCATTCGACGTTAAAATATCCAGTTCATCAAAAGAAGCAAGCGTTTTAGCTAATTTCTCTGCTTTCTTATTATCTTCATCCAGCTTACCACCAGCGCCGCCTAAATTATCATCTAAGTTCCCTGCGCTACCTGCCGCGCTATCTAATCCTTTTGATACGCCTGTAATCTTCTTGCCACCGAATAAAGAAGCAATAGCATTTCCAATAGCAATCAAATAAGATAATAATTTATTTAATGCCTTTACTATTGGAGTAAGTGCGGCAATTAAGCCTTTACCTAATATGCCGATTAACTAACTCCATTGTTCCTTTAATATGCGAACCTGATTTGCCCAGCTTGAAGAAGTTCTAACAAAGTCTCCTTGTGCGTTTGCCGTAGCCTTTAAAACATACTGATAACGTAAGGCTACCTTCTCAGCCTGTGACATAGCATTATAGGATTTTGTGATACCTCTTGATAAGGCAAAAGCATTAAGGTTTGCTTCTGTTAGAACAATACCGAATTTCTTTAGGCTTTCTGTTTCGCCTGTAAAAATAGAATTAAGTGCGGTTTGCGCTATATCCTATTCCACATTGTAGAAAGAAGCCATATCACCAGCCAAGGCGGTAAGTTGTAAAGACATATTCTTTCCGTCTTTCGCTGCTAACCCCATACCATTAGCCATAGACATAAAGGTTGAAGCCATTCGTTTAGCCGTTAATGCGCTCATACCAAAGTTCTAAATGGCTGAATTAGCGAATTTCTCAACTTCATCAGCCATATCACCGAATGATACATCAACAACATTCTATACTTCTTCTAAATCAGAAGCTACTTGTATAGCCTATTTACTTACCTTCATTAAGGAACGAATAATAAAAGCAAAACTAATGCCTTTAAATAAGTTCTTAAACGAATTATTTATTTTAGAACAGGATTTCTCTGTTGTTTTTTCTAATGATTTTAATTGATTTTGAACATTGTCATATTCCAAAAGTCAAATAGATTAATTCCACAATCTAAAGCAATGGGAAGGAGTTGTTGAAATAGTTCTTCGAGCGTGTCAGGTGTTTTGACACGCTCATCTGTTAGTTTTTTTCGTTATCCTCTGTAGCTTCTTCCTTGAAGAAACCACTTACTTTAAATACATCCAACAGAATAGGAACTAAATCCATTAAAGTATTACCTTCATCAACAAACTTGTCATAAAGCGCATAAGCCTTATCCATTGTAATATCGTGTTGAAGGGTATTAAGCGCCGCCTACAGAATTGTAATCATTACACCAAGTTCAGGAATAGCACCTTCTGCGGCAATCTTTGAAAATACATTTAAGGGGTTAGTGCCTAATTTCTTCTCTAAATCAACACAAGCCTTTGCGTTAAGTCTTGCTTTATAATCAATACCATCAATAGTAATTGTAGTATATAACATAATTATAATCTCCTTTAATTAATTTAAATTTATATAAAAAATAAGGGGTTTGCTATTAACAAACCCCTTTAATTCATTAGGAAGGATTGGTTACGGCAATATCACTGTTAAGAGTAATAGTAGCCGTAAAGGTTAATGCAGCATTTACAGCCGCGCTGTCAATAGCAGTAGTAACTTCACCAGAGAACGCAAAACTTGTGTTGTCGGGGAAGGTAACTTTCCAATCAACAATACTTCCTGCTTCCTCTAAACCGCGAACAACACGATAGTTAGATTCAGCGCCGCTATTGTCATATAAGAATTTAAATGCTAATTCGCCAAAATCCTTAATGCCTTTGATATACTTCTTATTGCCGTCTGCTAATGTAGTTACTTCAACATTTTCAGCAGTTCCGCCAAGTTCAGGACACTCCTAAAGATTAGCAATTTCGGTATAAGTGCTTCCAGTTTTCTTGTAAGATAAGGTAATGCCTTTAGTTAAAATACCAGCCATAGTAATTATCTCCTTTTATAATTTAATTTCGTTCCCATCCAACAGCATCATAAATCAATATAAGTTCAATCTATCCATTAAATGATAATTCATTATAAGAAATGCGCTTAAATCCTTGTTCACGCATTATATTACTTACTTTGTTTGCTATTGGAATGAGTGTAGCTAAATCATTTCCCCATATTTTAATATTATAGGAAAGATTGCTGTAAAATAAGTTGTCTCCTTCTAAATAAGAAGAATTATTGTTTTCTATATAGGTAACGCAAGGAGTTTTAGTAGAACTATCTACAAATAACTCATAATAAACAGGAACGCCAGCTTTTTCTAATTCCTATTTTAACATTGGTTTATAGTCTATCATAAGTGTTTAACTCCTTCCTTTATCTTTTGTTTAATAAGTTCTTCGATTTCTGTTCTATTGGTATCAAGTGCGGGATGAAGATAAGGCTGCGGCTGCTAACCTATAGTAGTATGCCATTCGCCTTTAGCATCTTTATAACTCCATTTATCTTGTCTACCATTTCCAAGAGAAGAAAAAATGCCTGTGCCGAACTCTACATAAGGAGCATAGGAAGTGTTAGTTCCTACAATGCCGCTAATGCTGTTTTCACCTGTTCTTTCTACTTCATGCGTTATTGAAAATCTCAATTCGCCTGTATCAACAGGACAACGCCGTTTAGCGTCATTCTCTACAAGAATACAAGCTTCATTAACTGCCTATTCAACAGAAACCGTATTTAAGTTGTCTAATTTCTTTAATAATTTATCTAAGTTTTCTATCTAAGCCATTATTACACCTTCTTCATTAGAATTTGGTGTAATCTTCCAGAAGGAATAACATAAAGCACATTGTAAGTAACGCCATCTATAACTATTTGGTTTTCATCTGTAATTGAAGTATCTTTTGTTAAGCCGATATTCGTTACTTCATTATAGCGAATATCATTAACATTAGATTGTGAATATACCTTTACAAACATTTCAACTGTTCTATTGGTGCTACCTAATGTGCGTTTCTAGCCGTAGGCATCAGTTCCAGTAGTGAAGGAAATTACTGAAACTGGTTTTAATTCGCGGTTGAAAGTCATAGAGTAATTAACTTCCTTTTGGCTTTCAACGCACGAACAATAGGAGCAGGGTAATCTTCGGTATAGTTGAAACTAACACCGCTATATCCTTCACTACCTAACCCCTCTGTGCCAAGGCGATTATAATTATATACAACAATCTTAACGATTGTGGTATTAAGTTCATCAACGCATTCTAAATGCGTATATGCCATTACTTCTTCTATGGCTTGTTCGATAAGAAAAGTTAGCAAATCATTTTTGGAGTTATCTGTAATCCCTAATAATAGTTTTACTTTCTCTAACATATTTGCTAACCTCCTATTAGATTAATCAAGCAGTTGCTTCGCTAATCTTACAAATCTTAGTAGCGTCAGCAAGAGCGACAAGGTAAGTGGCGCGAAGATAAACGCTATTCTTGCGGGTATCAGGGTTTCTATCTGGTTCAACTTCAACATCTTTCTTGATGAAAAGTTTAACAGCTTCCTTAGTCATAACAAAAGCCTTATCGGTTAAAGCCTTAGTAGCAATGACAGGAATACCGCAGATAGTGCCAACCTAGCCATTATAAATAACCTGTCCCATCATAGCAGACTTGTAATCTTCATCCTTGCGAAGCGCTGCTTTCCACTTGTTAGGGATAAGAATGAATAACTGTCCTTCATCCTCAAAATTAAGAGTGCTGATAGCATCAACAATAGTATCATAGTTGAGCGCTCCACCCTTTGCGAAGGTAACGCCAAGGGTAACGCCAGTTCCGGTAATAGCGCCAACAAAATCAGAAGTCATTTTGTTAGTCATAACCTGAACAGCACCCTTCATCATACCATCAACAATAAATGGGTCTTTCATAGCTTCTTCATCAGTGTAATCATAAGCCTGTTGGCAGAGCTTTACACGGTAATCATTGCCGACATAGGAAATAGTGCCGCGCTTAGAAGCAGTATTGCCAACGCCATTTGCTAATTCCTCTGCTTCGCCAGTGTAGGTATAAGTGTTGATAGTCTTAACCATACCAGCACTTTCAGCAAGTTCATTGTCAATCGTCATTAAAGAACGAGTGTTGATAGCAGTAGTAAGTAAATCCTTTGCTACGCTTTCAATAACTTTATTATCATATACAGTATTAACAGCCATAGTTAAAATCTCCTTTATTAGTTAAATAATTGGTTATATAGTTCAGGATTATTCATTAATAACTGTTGTCTATCTCTAATTCCCATTTTCTTAGCCTGTTCTTTTGTAATTGTTTCGTCAGGCGGTAAATTCTTCTTTGGTGCGGAACTGCCTAAACGCTTTTCAACCTCTCTCTTTACACTATCCTTAAATGCCTTTTCCAAAAGGCGAATGTTAGAGTTCATCGTTTCAGCATCTTCCGCAACAACAAAATCAACTAAGCTTAATGATAATCCTTTATCGGCAAGTATCTTGCCAGCTTCATTTTTATTTTCTGCTAGAGCAAGTGCCTTTTCTTTTTCAGCTATTGCCTTTTCGCGCTGCTCTAACTCATATTGAAATTTTTCACTTTCATTCATCTACGCAAGTTTTTGTGCTTCCTTAATCTTGGCTTCATTGCTTTTAGCCTGTTTCTTTAATGCCGAAGTAATACGTCTATCTACTTCTGATTGGAGCATCTTGTCAACTTCTTCTTGCGTATAAGTCTTTGTTTCAGTTCCAGTAGTAGAAGTATCAATAGTAGTATCTACGCCTGTGTTCTGATTGTTTAAATTTCCATCCATAATAATTAACCTCCTAAGTTATTGCGATTGCCGCAATCCCTTTTCATAAATTATATAAATTAAGTTTGGCTTTTCAGCCACCCTTCACATAGATATAAAAAACAGAACAGAGCATTTTAACTACTCTGTCCTGTCTTTGAAAAATTATTTTTCGTTTTCTTCTGGCTTTGGTTGCTTATCCTGAATTGCCAGCATAACTAAGTATCTACCCATTGACAAGCCTAGGCTTTCTGCCTTTTCTTGTATCATCCGCTTTTCATCTTCGGTAAGTCTGATTTGAAATACTGCCGTCTTTGTAGCCATTACTGAACCTCTTTACTATCAAGATAGCAGCTATCAGGACACAAATCTATTTTGTTATCCCATACAACATTACTATCTATATTGGGGTTCTTATCCCAAGCCACACAGCCGCAATCATCAATATAAACGCGCTTAAACACTTCCATAGGCTTCAATGCCGCAAACACACCATCAAGCGGCTTAACATCATATAAGCGCTTCTCGCCGTTATCATACTCCAATAGCAAAGTATAATCACTGTTCGGCTTAACGCCTACAAGCTTTTTCCTGCCGCTATTGAAGTATTCCTTTACTCTTGGTTCTAGTATCATAATAAATCCTCCTGTGCGGATAGAGCCGTTTATTTCAACGGCTCTATCTGGAACAAGTCTTGCTTCTGCTCTGCCAGCTTCCAGTTATCCATTAATTCATCTTGATGAAGGACTGTCCAGCCTAAAAGCAGCTTTAACTGTTTGCTTGGAATGCTACCTTCAAGAACTTCTGCATCATTAATTCCAATTACTACTTCTTCGCCGCCATACTTTGCGTGAAAATGCGGCGGTTGGTGTTCTCGCCAGTTCATATAGATTTTGATACCACGGAAAATACAGATTGTAGGCATATAAGCAACCTCCTTAATTACAATCCTATTATAGCAGATTGTAATTACAGTGTCAATACCTTTTTGAAATTATTCTAACGGTTTATCAACTTCGACATAGTTTTCAATAGTGTCATTACCGCCAACAAAAAGCGTTTTTATATACAGGTGTTCTTGTTCTATTGGATTTCCATTTTCATCATATATATAACGTGCTTCTTTCCAATCGAACACTTTACCTTCACTAGCATCATAACGGGTTAAGGAATTATTCTGATTCATAACTACACCCCTTACTATAATCTATCTTCTAGTTTATTGATTGCAGAACGCCATTCTTCGCGCTGTGCCTTTACTTCTGCATATTCTTCATCAGTAAGCAAACCTTCGCTATATTTGATTGCTTTATAATCTGTATCAAACAGTTTTTTCTTTAATTCGCTAATTTCCCTATTAATAGCTTGTATATCATCCTTATGTAATTCTTCTACTGTTGGAGTTCTGCGCTTGATTGTGAATTTACCATTTACAACAGCATAATAAGAATACTTATCAGGCAATGGCTATTTGCGCTCCTGCTCTGTTATCTCAATATAGGGTTTTGTATCTTTACCGAAGGAGATA